TTTATTGTCATCGAAGTCTGGCATTCTACCCCAATCTCTTAGCTCTCTTACTTTACTTGCTTCATAATCATCATTTGTGAATACTGCACCCCCCTGTCCTGTTGAGATTATATGTGCTGCGTGAAACGATGTTACTGAGATATTCTCTGAACCTATCTTCTCTCCGTCCCAATCGCCACCAAGTCCATCGCAGTTATCTTCTATTATTTTTAAATCATGCTCATAAGCAATTTTATTCAATGCGTCCATATTACAAACATTGCCTGCAACGTGTACTGCTAAAATACCAAATGTTTTATCTGTGATAGCTTTTTCTACTTCTATCGGGTCTATCAAAAATGTGTCTAATTCTACATCTACTAAAACTGGTTTAAATCCAGCATAAACTAATGCACTAATATCGGTTGGGAAACAAGTAGCTGGAACTATTACCTCGTTATTTATTCCTCTCTTTCTAGCCAATGCTAAAAATGTTAATAATAAAGCAGATGAACCAGAGTTTACGAATATAGCGTGCTTTACGCCCAAATATTCAGCTAACTCTTTTTCAAACGCGTCGCCTTCTTCTGCTAATAGCCACCAGTTTCTATCAAGAACTCGTTGCATAGCAGCCCTTTCCTCCTTCTCGTACACAACTCCCCCGTACTTGATGTTATTCATAATGTTTTTTTAATTTTACCTTCCGCTATTTTCTGAGAAAAATTGTTCCCATGAAAATAGTTTATCTCCAATATTTCTTTTATCGGATAAAACAAATACTTAGTTGATAATTTATTCCAAAAATATGTGTCTGCCATGCCAAAACTTTCGGTATCCCAGTTGCCAACTTCCTTAATACAACTCATATAATGGCTTACAGAGTTATGGTCAACTCTACAAAATGCACTTTTAAGTATTCTATCTGGTGCTAAAACTTTATATATTTCTTCTACGGGAACACCTTCGGGAGGCGTTCCCACGGTCATCTCTTGTGAATATAACTGCTGTTTCTGTCTGTTATAAACAACCTTAACTTTCTGATGTCTTCTAAAGTATTGAACAACTCTCTTTAATTTCTGGGGAAGATAAACATTGTCATCTGTCAAATACATTACTATCTTTCCTGTTGCCATTTTCAGCCCAACATTTATATTCCTAGCATAAGGACACTCCTTTAATCTATCTTTTTCTTTAACGTGTGAGTTCCAAGGGACTATCCTCTTGTCATCAAATTTCTTGTAAATGTCCAGCGTCTTCTTATTGGAATTATCATCTAATATAATCAACTCCCAATTCTTATAAGTCTGTGCGATTACTTTCCTAATAGCATCCTCTACCATATCGTTGTTATACGACGTAAGAAGGATAGTTACTTTGGGATAAATAATCATTTTGTAAATACTTTTTCTAATTGTTCCATAGTATTGTTTTTATATCCATATTTTTTATGGAATTCCTTATGGCATTTTTCGCATAAAGTTATTCCATTGTCAATCGCAAATCTTAAATCAATATGTGTAGAAAAATTATTTATATGGTGAGCATTTAATTTTTGACTTCCTCTTCTTTCACATATCTGACAAGTCCAATTATCTCGGGCAAATACTGCCTCACGCCATAAACGATATTCAATGTTGTGTCTAATCTTTAAATTTTCTGGAGTAATGCCTCCTTTCCACAAATAACTCTTTTCCCCCTTATTCGATTCGCTTATTTTTTTCTTTGTCTCTTCTGTCTGCTTTATCCCCTTCCGTGAAGGTGGTCTTATTCCATTTCTTTTAAGACCCTCACCTATATGTCTTTTCCACTCTTCTGAAAATGGTGGATGATTCTTTCCCTTCATGGAAACACTAATTTTATTCTTGATTTCCTCTGATAATTTCCAATGTTTTCCTAATGTTGACATTTTATTTTCTAAACTTTCTAAAGACTGATTCCCACACTCTAATAACCTTTGTGAGGTCAGCATTCTTTCTGACAATTTCCCATTGTTTGTCTGCTAATTTCTTTCTAAACTTCTCGTCTTTAATCAGTTTCTCTAATTTTTTATACCAATCCTTATAAGTATTATTGGCGGTATAATTCGCAACCTCTTTATAAGGAGAAACGTTAGATGTCAAGCACGCAGTTCCAACCGCTACCGATTCAAAGAATTTGATAGCACTCTTTGCCTCATTAAACTTATTATCTTTTAATGGAGCTATCGCTATGTCAAAATCTAACATACTCAATGTTTCTGGAAATAGCTCTGGCGGATAAAACGGTATATGAACAAACTTAACGTTTTTAAGTTTATCGTACATCTTCAACGCAGAACGATAATAATCCCTTCTCTCTGGTTCTAATTTCTCTCTATCTATATATGTGTAATTGTAAATCTCTCCTATTAACGGACCTCCACACATGCCTTGAATAAAGAATTCAAACTCATGCTTCCTTTGAAGGTCGGAAATCACATCTAATACAAGCCCTAAATCCTCCCAATGGGAAGATGCTCCGCTATATCCTACTCTTAATTTCTTATTGTCGTCATGCCTGTCCTTAAATCTAGCGAAGTTTAATGCGTTGGGCACCACTACTACATTTTTGTTAAATCTTTTAACTCGTTTCTTTAGAATGTCTGTGGTAACAGTAACCACATCTACCGCCTTGACAAGCGAGACATATTGTTCTGTTACCTTCTTAACGTCTGCGTGGCACGGGTTGCCTGGATTTACGGTTAAATAATCATCGTCTGTATCATAAATCACTAAAACATCTCTTTTTTTAAATTCTTTTATTTGTTGTATTGGGTCAAATGGATAAGTCCCCCTATAAATTACTACGTCTGGAAAATCGAAAAACTCCTTACTTGTATTATTCGCCGCCACAAAGAACTTAACTTGGTGTCCTCTTGCTCTCAGAGCTTCTGCTGGCATCATTATCCGATAGAACCAACCGCCGCCCTTAAAGTCATAAGGTGAAACTAATGCGTAAGATATTTTCATTTATCTTTTAAAAATTTAATTATTTTAGTAAGCTCGTCTATATCTACTTGTGCCTCTGAGAGCTCATCTCCCCTCTCTTCCCCGTTCGCAATTCTATCAATTAAAAACTCTTCTATTACTTTGTATCTTCTAAGAAGCAATATTTTCTCTTTTAGTATTCTTTTTTTTATATCCATAAAGTTTTTCCCTGCAAGGGGGGATTACTCCCCCCTATTAGAGTTTTAGTTACGCAGTTAACATAACGTTCAAGAACCTTGCCATATTGTTGTGTAATATGCCATCACCCCAAACTGTTGAAGCGATAAAGTTCCTTCCGAGTTTCTTGGGTTCTTCCTTGATGTCCATCTTAGGAGCTCTCTGCATGATTAAATCAATGCATTTATTCTTTCCAATATAACACCTGCTTGTAGGCAAGTTATTAGAAATATAAATATGAAAACCTAAGAAATCTCCAGCATAGCCATTCTTCAAAGCGGCGTCAGCCACATTAAAGCCCTTGTCTATACCTGCAAGTTCGATAACCCCAGCTACATCTGGACCAATAACAGCCACCCAACTACCATCTTGTTCAACATTTCCTTTACGCAACCATTTTGTTGCGGCATTGAAAACATTAATAATAGTAGCACTTGTTGCCGTTATGGCAGAAAGAGAAGCGGTTGTTCCAGTTACGTAAATTGTAGCTGAAGTAGCAGACGTTCCTAACGCTGACACGCCAACCGTATCGGTATTCTCTAATACTGCGGTATCAATTAAATTTCTTAACTGATAGGCAGAATCGTTAGCCAATTCTGAAGCATAATCTACGCTTGCCTGTAACATCTGAATATCGTCGATGTAAAAAGAACTTACGTACTTTTCGTCGACTGTGATAAAGTCGTCTGTTGCAGTAACACCAGTGATGACTACATCTGTTCCAGGAACATACGCTTCGGTTGAAACGTTTGTTACCCATAACCTATGTACAACATCACCACCCTTGATTTCATCTCTGAGTTCCGTTCTCGCAATCTTAAATGCCACTAAAGACTTCTCAAGATTAACTTGCATCTTTGCAGACCAAAGTTCTGCGTTTAACGGGTCCCATACACTACCTGTTGCCATATATCTCTCGTTCCCGTCCTAAACTACCAACCAATCTTTTTTAGAAATATTTCTTTATCCTTAACGGACATCTTTCTTAAATCTTCGTTAGATACGTCGTCTACTGATTGCTCAGTAGGAGACTGTTTAGTTGAGGATTCGAGTTTTGATTTCTCGTCCTCGACTTTTTGTCTTTTCGCTGCGATGTAAATCTTAGCTTCTTCAGTGTCAGCAGCTTCCTTTGGAGAAATACCTTTAGCCTTAGACATCATTTGAATGAAGTCTAATTCCTCTGGGTCATATTCCTTTAACGAAGCAACAGTTTTAGCAAGAGTAAATACATCTTCAGGTGTTTCCGTTGAAGTCTCTTTTGGAGTCTCCTCTGGTTTTACCTTAAGCATCTTTAACTCTTCCTCCGCTTTCTTCGCACGGGCATACAACTTTCTGTTTTTCTCTTCAAATTTATCTGGAGTAGCCTTGGTCGAATCATCTTCTTTAGAAGATTCTTCTGGAGATTCATTTTCGTCGAGGTTCTCTTCCTCGGTAGTTTCTATGGTTTCTTCAGTTTCCATTGTTTTAAAGTGTTAATGAATTAAACACGACCTTTTAGTGTTTTACGGGGTTTATCACCTCCCACTAGACATACTGATTTTGTCCCCTTTCTCCTTTTTTACGTTTAAGTAATTCTAAATCTCTAAGAACTTTTTCTAAAACAGCAACTGCCTTTAATGAAGATTTACCCTCCATCTCGAAATCATCTGCTTTGTACTTCCTGCTATCTGTCAATGCTGAAATACGCTCTATGAGTAAATCCTTTAATGCTTCACCCTCGCTTGAAACGGCGAGTCTTTTAAGAAGTTGTGTTCTTTGTTCTTTATCCATTATAGTTGTGTTTGTTGTGTTCCTGCTATTGGATTGTTAGGTAGAGTCGGCTTTGAGATTCCCCCACCACCCATTTTTGGCTCTAACACATTGTTCATATCTTCTGTTGATATGATGTCATAAGGATTTAACCCACCCTGTTCTAAGAAGCTAAAGAATAGTTTCTTTTTAGCTGGGTCTTGCAGTATCGTTGGGTCAGACTGTATTGCCTGCATTGCCATCATTGTATTAGCTGCTCTTACCCTTGTATCTACGGCTTCTCCAGTTATTACTATGTCAATCTTATATTTGACATTCTCATAGAACTTGGCTGGAATAGAAACCATTTTTTCATTTCCAGAATTAGCTTTCTCTTTAACAACAAATTTTAATAGTTCATATTCTTCATTACTTGGGAATTTAAGGTGTTCCTTAACATAACTGAATAATCTTTCTTTTGTCTTTTGAGAAACAATTAAAGCATTTAATTTGTCTAGGTCTTCTCCTGCTATTCTAAGAATATGTTCTGTATTGTTTTGAGATTTGAACCCAGGAATAATTACATTATAAAGCAATTCCTTGACATCCATTGCTATATTCTCTCTAATTTGGTCAAAGTATGAACTTACCATTCCCGCTGCCAATTGAGCACTACCTAATGGTGTTCCCGCCGGTAATCTCTCTCCACGATTTATATCATATGAGAAAGTTAGTTCGTCTCTGTTCTGCATCCACCGCTGTATCTCTTGGGAATAATAAGCCAAGTTCCTATCGGCCATGTCCACTTGAGTTAAAGGGTCTTCTACAATGAGAACATCTCCGTTGTCTACATCAGTCAATAGATTGCTCCCGAGTCCTTCATCCCGTGTTTGCCATAACCGCAGCGTAGACCAATAGGATGACTTAGCTTGTTGATTAGAAATCTCATTTACCCTTATTTGGGGGTCGAATATTATTTCAACCCTTCCTACGCCTAGCCATCTGCCTGGGATTTTCTCCCAATGGAATTCTCTATAAGGATGAGATTTAACTTCTTTTTCCTCTAATAAATATCCTTGATAAGGGGTAACAACATCGTGTTCTATAATGTCTTTGCCCACATCTGCTAATAGGGTTCTCTTGTAAGCATAGCTTCCACCTTCTTCTACTTCTCCATATCTTTCATAAACCCTGATATAAGGCACATCCATTGCCCTGAACTCTTTTATAACTTTTTCTATGTTCTTCCATCCCTTATCCTTTCCTATTTTTCTAAACTCCATTGGAGTATAGTTGTGAATTTCTATTATGTATCCAGACTTATCTAGACTGTCCGCTGATTGTTCTACTACAAAGTTTCGAAGGTCTACGAAATGAGGTACATTATCTATCACTTTTAACGAAACTGAACCATAAATCGGCAACTCGTGAAAAATCCTATTAAGAATCTTACCAAAACCCTGGTCTTTCATCCAAAACTTTAAATCCCTTTCAAAGAACCAAGTTCTCAAAGGGTCGCCACCGCCAGCTGTTTGAATCTTAACATTTGCAGTATCAAAATCTACTGCCTTTGTAGCAACATTACATGGATTCCTTGATATATTGTCAAAGTATTTTTTATCTCCCTGGTTATCTATATCACCAGATTGATATTTTGAATTATGATAAAGATAGATATTATTGATTGTATCTCTTTGGTTAAATTCAAAACCATCAACAATCTTAATTGATTTATCATTGAAATCATTTATCTCCTTTCTTATTACGTCTAGTGTGTTCATTTTCTTTTCCCCTTTCTCTTAGAAGGGAAGCTTTTTAATGTTCCATGTTTAGCCAAATGACGTTTTCGTCTTTCAGCGGTTGTTCGAGGTTTACCGTTCGGCATATTATTTGTATTGAAATCGTTTAATTTTTTTATGAGACCTTTTTGCCTCTATCCTTTGCTTTTTCTTGAGCGTACCAGGGGTTAATTCCCAATAGGCAAGCATTGTCGACATTACGTCATCGTCATGAAACCCTCGTTGAGCTCCAGCACCCTTCTCTCTTGCAGAATCAGACCAAACAAATGTTTTGAACTCATCTATGGTCTTTCTGTCATAAATCTCTATAAAGTCTTTTCTTAATAAATCTTGGAAGTTATCTATTAGGGCTTGTTTAGATTGGTAATTTGTTTTCCAACCCAATTTCTCTTGTTCTTTATCCCATTTTTCCTCATAAGTCTTACGCCTATAAACATTTAAGTCTCTTATCTGTAGTAGTAAGGCTTGTCCTGCAGCGTTCACTTCTGGGATTATCAAAGGTTTATGATATTTGTAGTATAGAAAATTAACCTTGTTTCCCAGTGCGAATATCGGGATATACCCATTGAATTTAGCTACCTTTCTGCCATCTTCCGTTATAACTGTTATTGACGATGGGTCTACTTGTCCCTCTGAAGGGTCAATGCCCATTCTATATCTCATTCCAGGTATATACTCTTCCCATATTTCACAACCCTCTTCTTTGCTTTTGGGTCGTTTAGCCAGTTCCTCCAACTTAGTGATATACTCCTGTCCAAATACTGCCCTGTCTGTGAGCACATCTGGAGACCATTCCCCATAAACATATCTCTTAATCCATTTTTCGGTATGATTCATCTGCTTATCTATATAATCCTTTGGCAGATGCTTATTATCAAATAGCGAACCTTCTATTAATAAATTGTTTAACTTCTTCTTGGGAGGCATCCATCCTTCATCTGTTCGGACAAGACCCTTTTTAAAATAATGATAAGCCCAAAAATTAGCAGGATTGGTAGTCATATTGCCCTGTCGCAACAAAACATTACCCTCTCGCCTTAATCGTGTGCCTAATGCGTCAAATACGTTATATTCAATCTCCTCCAGCTGGTCTATAAAGAATGTTCCGAGGTTCAAGGATTTTCCTTTCTGTTCTGCTTTCTTTATATCTCCCTCACTACCTGTTTGGAGGGCATCTAAACCAAAGAG